AGTAGTGTCATTAGTTGCAACTCTTTCCTGATACTCAACGGAGGTAAGTCCAGACTTAGATAAGGTGCCGTCTTTTTTTAACTTAGGTGTGACTTCTTTAACAGGAATCCACTTAGGTTTAAAGGTAGCATGAACTTCATCCTCTACTTCTTTCTTTCGTTTATTTAAAGAACTTAATAAATCTATTGCTCTTCTCTCATCAAACAGAAAACCATTTAGTTCTTGTTCAATTAATATTTGTGTGGTTTTGTGTTCTATTTCTACTGATTCTTTAGAGAAACCCACACTATCTTTCCTTAGTTTCTCTAAAACTTTCTTGTTTAACCTGACATCTTGAATACAATAATCCAACATGTCCTTACTATACTTAGTAAACATTGGAGCAGTTGACTTAGGGCAGTTGAGTCTCCATCCCCACTTCTCTAGGCTATGTCCTCCTTCCCTAGTAGGATGTAGTAATCTTGATAAGGTCAAGGTATCAAGAATATTAGCATGAGTAGATAAATCTATTTGCTTAATCCTGTGTATAGCTGGAATATCAAAGCCTAAGATATTATGCCCAACTAAGCTGTCAGCGGATTTTAAAAACTCAATGCCCTCGTCAATGCTTTCTGGAGTAAAGGTATGCACTTTATCAGTATCATCAATAGCAACAATACACCAAATTGTAGAGGCCGGTGGTAAGTTTGTGACCTCACCAGTCTCATGGTCTTTTAGTGTAGATTCCCAAAGCAATCCATTTGTTTCTATATCAAATACTAATTCCATTAAAATGCAATAGAGGACTGACTCTCTGTCATACTAAATTCAGTATCAAAGTTCTCAGCCAATCTTCCTGTTTCTTTATCGTAAATTAAAGCAGTTGCCATACCGACATCTCCAGTATACCTAGACTTTAAGATTCTAAGTCTAGTTGTCCGAGCCTCTTCAGGGTCATCGGACTGTTGATTCCTTTCTAATGCTATCACACAATCGCTTAATTGTCCAATACTATTAGACCCTCTTAAATGCGATAGAGAAACTTCAATGCCATTCTCATGGCCTCTATTACCATCTACTCTTCTCAAGTGTGAAACAAGAATTAAACCAGCTCCAGTTTCCTCTACTAAGCTTCTAAGCCTAGTCATAATATTGTCTATGGCTCGTCTTTCATCACCTTCTTCTAAGGCACTAACAAGCATGTGTAGGTGGTCAACCACTACCCACTTACAATCACAACCAACAATCAAGTATCTAAGCTTAGCAAAGATATCATCTATCTGATTAGTCCCAAAATGAGCATGAATAAAAACCTTGTCATCTTTAAAAACTTTATCAAACATATCGACCAAAGTAGACTCATCAAACTTCTCTCGTTCTTGGTCAACATACAATCGAGCATTAGCTTCGATAGATAAAATACCATCTACTGTTCTTCGCCAGTCTTCTTCAAGTGCTATGATACCGACATTGTCGTCTGTCTGTTTGACTAACCAATGTTCTAGTTCTCTCGTGATACTAGACTTACCAAGCCCTGTGCCACCAGTTAAAGTTACTAACTCACCTTGTCTCAGTCCATATAGTTTTTCATTTAGTCCCGCCCAAGGATAAGGCACAGACTCTTTCTTCTCTCTATCTAAAAAAGAATCTTTCTTCTCTGATACTCTAATGATACCACTAGGAGTATAGAGTTTAGCATCCCACCAAGCACTAACAAATTCTTTGTATTTGCCTTTGAGAAGCATATCATTAGCATCTTTGTAACCATTAGGTAAGGTGACTATCTTAGCCTTGCCGGGCTTAAGAATACTAGCAACCTTCTTAGCTGATTCAATGCCTTGTCTATCTTTATCAAAACAAATGACAATATTATCAAAGCTTTCTATGTATTCTAAGTTCTCTTTAATATCTTTGACTGCTCCGGAAGCTCCTCTAATGATAGAGGTAACTGCCCACTTACTGCCTAGTAATTCGTAAGCGGCCATCGCATCACACTCACCCTCAGTTATGGTTAAATACTTACCACCTTCTTTAAAGAGTTGTTGACCAAACAAACCAACTCCTTGAGGGCTAACATCATAGCTAAACTTCTTGTCTCGGACATATCTAATCTTATTAGAGGTTAGTTCGTTGTTGATATACAAAGGATAAATATGTTGGGCTATTTGACCAGCACTATCATAAACAGTCTTGACTCCATACTTCTCAGCAGTCTCCCTTGAGATATTTCTATCTGCTAACTTAGCGAAGACTCCGCCATGAGCATTTAGTTCTCTAACTGTTTCTGTCATATTAGTTTTATTAGATACGATATTATCTTGATTGTCTACTCCTTTCGGAAAGAATTCATCACAACTAAAACATTTAGCTGAGCCATTCTCATTAACCGAAAGAGCATCGCTACTACCACAAGCCGGACAAGGCAAGTGATACTTCTTAAATTTTAAATCTTGTTCCATCTTTGACCTCAAAAAAATAGGGCATCCGAAGACACCCTATCAGAATATATGAAAAATTGTGGTTAGGTTTCCTCAGAATCTTCAGTAGATTCGTCAGCACTTTCTTCCACTTGCGACTCAGGACAGCCTTTTAACAGCTCTTCTAAGTTTGCTCTATGTGTGCGACTAGCAAAGTCTAAAGCTTCGATAACAACAGATAGATTACCTACCTTGTTGACCATCACAGTAGCATCATTCTTTTTCTGTTCATCTGCAATAGCAGTAACATCAAAGTTATTTACTTCACCTTCATCGTTTTTAATACTAATAATCATTAGAATTCTTCTCCTCCTTCGATGGCATCGAATTCTGAACCATCACTAGATTTATATTGAACTAAGTCAATAACTTGCATAGCTTGAAAGTCCAAGCCTTTGAAGTCCCCATACTTATTAGATGTTTCCCACTCGTTATACTGCACTCTAACTTTAGAGCCGTTACCGACTAGTTCATCCATTGGAACTTTGTTTGCATCTAAAAGCTTAGGCGACTGTCTAACCATTCCGTTAGGCCCATTCACCTTTCTTTTAAAAGTTATTGCTTTTCCGACAACTTCATCATTCATTGTGATTTCTTTTGTTTTAAAACCACGAGCTTCAAAGTCATTGGCGACATCATCACTCACTACTAAGTCCACAGTATAAACAGGTTCATACTTGGTATTAGGAGTAGTTACACTAGCCCAGTAGGCTATTCCTTCTTGTATTGCCATAAATTTGCTCCGTTTTGGCATAATTGCATAAACTATTATAGTTCTTCACAGAAGTCTGTCAAGAGCTATAAGCTAATCTCTTCAACTATTTTAGCTAAAGAGATTGTTTGGTTATTATAAAGAGTAATTTTAAAGTTATCGTCTGCTAAACATTCAACTTCATAAACTACTCCAGTTTTACTAAAGATATTTTCATAATTAGTAATTACAAAATTATCAAATTTTCTAAATAATTCTCTATTTAATATAATACTTTCTTGCATCTTAAACATTTATCTTAAAAGGTATTGAACAGTTTTTAGCTGTGGCCGTGCCAAAGTCTAAGCTACTCAGGTATCTCACACTAGCTCGTCTAAGACTACTAGGTGGATTAGACTCAAACTCAACATTAACAGGCTTACCTTCTGCTAAATCATACACAATTCTAAAAGCTACTGAGTTCTTTAGAGTTACATTCCTAATATAGTAAGAGAAACTTCTGTTCTTTACCGGTTTAGGACAAGCCACAGGCTCTGCCACAACTTTTTCTACTTCATTAGAGACAACATAAGGAGTCTCAATTTCCGGCTCTTGTGTGGCCTCTAAGGACTTCGTTTGTAACAGCTCTAATTGTGTTGCTAAGTTCATTACACTAGCAGTTGTAGTGTTTTCTAGCTGAGTTAGTTGGGTTTGTAGCTCAGCTAAGCTTAAAGCTAAACTCTCTTGCTCAGCTTCACTAAGCTCTGCAAAGTTTGTTAAAGTTTTAACAGCTCTTTCAGCTTGTAAAACAGTTTGAAAGATACCATCATTTTCTAATCTTAGTTCTTCATTCTGCACTTCCAAAGCATTTATTCTAGCTAATAGATTTTGCTTAGTCTTTTTAAATTCTACGACATACTCTTGTGTGTTACCAATATTTTGCTTGACATAATTGCCTAGTAAAACATAGGTAGCTGACACTAGCACTAAAGTTATTAAAGTTGATATTACAATATTCTTCATTTTATTTCTCCGTTAATTAATTTTCTTTCTAATCTTCTTTGTTGCACATACAAAGCAACCAAGAAGTTCTTATTAGTTGCGATATAAGTGTCGAAGTCTTTTTGGTCTGCTAAGTTAGTGTAATGTAATTGTTCGTTACAATACTCGTCAAACTTTCGCATAAAAAAAACATCTATCTTTCTGGTCTTCATCTTTCCCAACATTTGTAGCCAGAACATTTATCGACAGGGTCACCACAGTCCTCACAATACTCAACCTCTTTGTTAGTTGGTAAGTCTTCTGTTAGTTCTTTGGCAATGTCATTACACACTTGTAAAAATAAATCCATCATTTTCTCCTGTTCTTGTTGTCAACCATCTTAGTTGACTCCCATGCAAAAAATGCTAACACAGAAAAGAAGATAAGAGCAAGTAGTAATTCTATTAATTCACTCATCAAACACCTCGCTAATGTGATAATTCTGCCAAGCTCCGTGCTTGACCAGTTCCCACTTGCTTCCACCAGTTTGGTCAGCTAGTTTTAAAGCTTCGTCCACAGAATTAGCTTTTACTCTAACTTTATAGTGGGTTGGTTGTTTAGCATAGACTTCATAAGTTTTCATTCGTTCATCTCCCAATCGTATAAATGACCATCAATATCTCCGTTATACATCATGGTTATAAACTCTGGATAAGTAACTTGTTTTTCATAGACGAGATTTTCATTTTGAATATCGTCATCAGCATTATTCCATAGCCAAACTCCAGAAGGATAAAATGTAAAGTTTGTTTGCAAACCAAATTCATCATTATCAAAT